GTGCTGGGTCGTTCTCCACGGCCCGGATGATTTGCCTACGTCCACCGTTCTCTACAGCCCGCACAGCTCGCAGAGCTAGACGGCCTACCGCGTCGGCGGGAGAGTCCTCCTGGGACATCTTCCGGCGAGCTTCGTCCATGTCTTCTGCGAACCAGTGGAACTCGTAGTTCTCCAGTAACCGATCGTTCCGGGGGAGATCCGGGTGGTGTAGCTCTCGCTGTGCGTCGTAGAACTCCCGAGCAAGATCAGCGGATCTCTCACGCTGACGCTGGATCTCGGGGAACAGTAGCTCCAGCAACCGCAGCCACTCGGCTATACCGAGGGCTGGGTTGACGAAGAACTTGCCGAACTGTGCTACGTACCGTGCGACCGACGCCGAGATGACCGCCTGTGCGGCGGCGTACTCGTCGGGTGTCATGCAGCCGCCTGGTCACCCTGTGCCGGGGCCTGATCAGGGACCGCGGTGGGCTTCTGCTGGGTTCCGTACATGGCAGCAAGCTGGCCCATCGGGTTTTCCTGCTGGTCCCACTGCTCCATCTCCTTGCGCTCCTCCACCGAGTAGCCCATGTCGATACGAGCGCGTTCGCGCGGAATGACGCCTGTGCCGTTGGCGTAGAGCTTCGCGGCAGCGTCGGCCTTGGCCGCGTACGTCGGAGTAGACGGATCACGCCAGATGGACTCCATCCGGTACATCTCCGGTGGAATCTCCGAGCCGGAGTTCATGACCTTGTAGGCGACTCGCATAGCCTGTTCCAGCGCACCGCCGAACACCTTCGCCTTACGCTCAGCGTTCTTCACCAAGCGGGACTCCGACGCCTTGATGGCTTCGGCACTCGCCGGGTTGTCAGTCGTAGCCGACAGATACTGCGGAGGAAGACCGGTGTATGCGGCAGCCTTCTTGTCGAGTGCATCTAGCGCGTCAACGAAGTTCCGCAGCTCAGCGGCGGTGAACTGCTGCGCCTTACCGTCTTCGGCCTCGAACGCCAGAATCCGAGCGAAGTACGCTTCGAACGCTGCATTCGGGTTGTCGTCGTCGATACCAAGGTCTTCGGCCTTGACACCGAACAGCAGACGCAGCGGAACGCCCATCGCTTCCGCCGTGGCCTGCATATTCATCAAGATCCGAGACGCCGCGTCGGTGACCGATCGCAGCTCGGGAGTGATCTCGGACGTACCGTAAAGGTCAGACAGCCGGGTTCGGTTCGCCAGCGGAATAACCGGGACGAGTCCCATGCCGTGGTTCACACGGCCGCTCTGCTTCCACTGGCCACTCTCCTTAACCCAGTAGACCGTCTGATCCGGCAGGTACAGCGTCGAGGCAGTTAGCTCGGTGCCTTCTTCGTTGTAGACAGCGCGAATCGCCTGAGTGACCTGTCGAGTACGCGGGTCGATAACCGCGTGCAGACCGGTAGGCGGTTCAAACCGGATAATCGGAATCGTCGGATCGACGTTGAGGTCGATCTTCGGGTCCGGGGCGGCAAGGGTGATATACGACCGGCCGTGAACCAGCGAGTCCACAAAACCCAACGTCGCTTCGACATCGAGGAAGTTGGCCTGCCACCAATCCCACAGGGTCTCGTTCAGCTTGTCGTTCTTCGCAACCCGGAACCCCTCGAGTTCCAGCCGATCGGCCAAGGCGTTGATATACAGCCGGGGGTAGCCGACATTCGCCAGCAGGTTCCGCATTTCTGGTGGAACCGCGATGCCGATAGCTGTAGGGCGACGCTCTGATTCGTAGTAGTCGGCGTTATCCTTGAGATCGCGCTGCTTCGTATCGAATAGATTCAGCATGTCGTCGCGGGTCTTGTCGATATCTACAGCAGCCATTACTTAACCACCACCGCTCGCCTGCTGCGGTTCTTCTTGCTCATAAGGAAGTCCTGTCTCGCGCCATACGCAAGAACGGCGCAGACCGCCGCGTCGATCTTTCGACTGGAGTCCTTACTGGCCTTGCGAATCGAAATCGCGTCGTAATTCGTGGGGTGCCTACGTGCGTTCATCACGTGCTGACGCAGAACCTTGTTTCCGTCGTGGATGAGTTCTTGTTCGAGAACCGCGTCGAGAAACCGTTCACAGTCGAGCGCGAAACGCTTCTGCTGCCCGCGCATATCGAATGCGATCGGGTTATTGGGGGAGGCGTTGACCTTGATCCGCTTCTTGAATTCCTGGCCCCACTGATCCACGTACGCCTCGAACTCTTTGACATCCGCCCTGAAGGCGACAACGTCGTACCGTTCGAACATCGACCGGACCGTGGCGTCGATCTGGTCTCGGGGAACCTCACCGTTGAAGTCGTCCGGATTCCAGGTCTTGATCAGGAACAGCGCGCCGTCTTCAACACGGCACGCCACTAGGGCTGTGTGGTCATTCGACTTGGAACCGTCGAATCCCAATGTGACCCTGTCGCCCTTTTCCAGCTTCAGCTTCAGGTCTTCAACGTCGTCCCATTCCCAGGTCGCAATCCACGAGTCCTCGTGGGCGTTGATCTGGTTTAGGAACTTGCGTCTGGTCTCAGTAACCGGGCGCCTTGGATCAAGCGCAGAGGCGATAATCGTGTCGAGGTCAAGCCAGATGGCATCACCACGGGCTATTTCCAAGCCCTCACGCAGCTTCTGAACGCCTGCGGCGAATCCCTCGGGGTCTTCCTTGGGTGAAGGGATTTCAGACAGTGGAGTGCCAGCGGGGGCCTCCAAAGAGTCATACAAGAATCCGGTGTCAATCGCCTTGCCGGACATCACGTCCATATGCGCGTCGTAATCGCGCTCGGCGTCGGAATCCTGACCGGGAATATGCCCGTTGCAGATACTCAGCGAGCGGCACGAGCCGTACGCCGCCTTGTCGACGTTACCGGCGATAACTTCGGACATCGAATGCCCGTCGTTGGCTTCCACCCACCACTGCGTCTCGTTCTTGATGACGAACGTCGGGCGCTTACCTTCGAGCGCCAGCGGGGACGAAGTGACACCTTCGATCATTCCGCCCGCTGCGGAGTAGATGATCGTCTTGTTGATATCGAGCCCGAATTCGGTCTTCATCTGCTCGGAGACCAAAGCGGGGAACAGCGTAAACGTGTTTCGGGTCTGATCCTGGGAGACCGCGGCAATCTGAATCCACGCGGAAGCGCGTGACTTCCCTACCGGCTCACCAGTAATCGAATTGAAGTGCGAGAATGCGACTGGTCCACACAGCTCAGCAAGCGCCATCGCGCCCGCGAGGGGGTCCTTGCCCCATCCCTTCAGACGCCGGAGTAGTCCGGACCTGTAGGTGAAACGGCCATTTTCGTCAACGGCGTACCACCAAACCAGAAACCGAGCCTGCTCCAGCGTGGGAAGAAAAGGATCGCCAGCGTTGGGTCCACCAGGCTGCCTTGCGTATTCGGCCAGCCAGTTGATAATCCCCCAACCCAGCGACTTTTCCGGGAGGTAGAAACCTCCGTCGACGTACCTACGCCAAGTAGGGCCGACGATATGTGCAGGAGCCGGGAGCAATTCCTTCGTCGTCACTCCCAGCTCCTTTCAATTGTCAGTAAATTTCGTTCCAGACGACGCCTGAATCCCAATCGCCGTAATCCCAGGGATTCACGTCGTACTTTCCGTGGACGCCGGAGAACAGATACCCGTCCGGACCCGCGTCCTCGTTGCAAACCCAGTCGCCCGCGTTGCAGACGGTCAGGACCGGGAACGGTCCGAAGTCGGCATCGGTACCGGCCGCGCCGGAGAAGACGCCCACCAGGCCGAGAGCACCCGCAAACGGATTGCCGGCGAGGCCATCGCCGCCAGGGCCAGCGGCCCGCTTCGGGTCAGCCAGCAGAATCGCGTTGGCGTTCTGCTCGTACTTGTTGCGGGACACCCACACATGCGCGACAGCCGCGCCGCCAGAGTGGCCAATGATCTTGATGTGATCCGCAGGGCAGGCATCCCTGTGCAGCCAGAACAACCTGTCCAGCTCGGCAGCACCGGCGTTGATGTCGATCGAGTTGTAACCAACTCGCTGATCAGACGGGATATACGCGGAGTCCTGACCGGTACCGGCCGCGGAAACCGCGAAGCCACCGACGCCGAGGGTGAAGGTGCCCGTACAGTCGGTGATCTCGGCCGAGGCTGCGCCACCACCGTTCAATGTCAAGGCAGTGGCAGCGAGAACCGAGGCAGTCAGACCGGCGAGAAACCGCCTCACTTA